TATATCATGGATATTATCAATATAATTAGGATCACCACAAACACATCTTGCTATCTTATGAAATATCATGTGGAAAGCTTCAATATGTTCTTCTTCTAATAAATCATAATTAGGTGCCTGTTTTAACACATTGCAAAGTCGTTGTGTTATTTTAGCATTATGTTCAAAAGATCCATATCTAGATCCTCTTTCTTTTAACGTTTTATCTATTTTATTTGTCATTTTCAATTTTAATATAGTTAATAAGAGTTAAAGAATCAGCTGAAGCTTCTTTTTTAAATTCTTGCTCAATCTCTCTGATTTGATATTGAGATAATAAAGATTTATCTGTATAAATAAAAGAATTACCGTAACCGATTAAATTTTTCTTAGAATAAACATAACTTATAAAAAATTTATTCTTTTTTATATTAGTCATAATTTTATTTAGTTTAGTTTATTTTCAGAGATTAATTTTTCTATTGGATCATTCATAAATTCGAATAATGTCATTTGTTTAGGCTTATCTTCAACTAAATCACTTAAATCAGGAGCAGTCCAGCCTTTAGGTTTAACTAAATCTAATTGAAATGACCCGCGTTTCTGATTTTGTCCTATTTCTTTTTGACAATTAGCAATCATAACTCTTTCAAAAGCTTCTTCAAAAACTTCAAGCATACCTTGTCTTTCAGCAGTTCCGAAAGCAAATACAACAAGATCAACTAAAGCATCTAATTGGTCTTCTTTAGTTTCTGCTTCTTTGTATTCGTCTAATTCTTCTTGCATTGCACAAATTCTAAATTTTTTTTCTTCATCAGAAAATTTTACTTTTTCCGAAGTTATACCAAATTTGGTATGCATTTCTTTAACTAATTTTAGCATTGTATTCATTTTAAATTATATTTCAATTAATAAGTCTTTATAAAGCTCTCTCGCATCTTCTTCGTTAACTACTTTTTGAAGATCTCTTTTACGAAGTTTAATAACTTCTTTCATAGCTTTAACATCGTAACCTGCATTTCCTGCAGCTTCAAACGCTTCTCTAATTTCTAAAAGAATATCGTCTTTTTCAGAAATTTTCTTTTCAATATGTTCGACCCTATTTTTAAGATCTTGTTTAGTTTCATTTGTAATTGTGTTATTTATCATTTTATTTTAGATTAAAGGTTAATAATTTATATATTATAAAACATAATTTTTTATTTGTAAACTATATTTTAGTAAAATTTTAAATTATAATTCAGTAATTCCAAGATCGTCTAAAATCGACATTGATTCTTCAATATATCGATCATAGTCAATATCTTTTGGAAATTCACAATTCAAATCCATAATTGGCCTAGATCCTTCAGATTTTGCCACTTTAGGAAATGTTCCTGTTTTATTAGGCTTTTTATATTTAATAATATCTCCATCGGTTGAATAAATCCATCTTACAACACGGCCTAAATATGTGTCTTTATAAGTTGCTCCTCCTGTTACACTTCTTACATGCAAAAATTCTTTTAAATCTTTACAGTTTCTAATAGTTTCAGAAATAGGAATATTATCAACTAAAAGTTTTATTACTGCATTTATAATAATTGTTGCTTGAGGATTCTTTTGAAGTGAATCAAGAGTAAATATACCTTTTCCTTTATAACCATAATCAGTTATCGCTAAATAATTATTAACATCTCTTGAGTAAAGCGCTTTATATCTAGTTTCCTCTAAAACAAAGCCTGTAGTTAGCTCCCAATCAAAACAAATAGAATCATATCTTTCATATTGTTCTTTATTTAATAATGACACAAAACCATCTGTATTAGATGAAATTACTGAAATATCATTATTTTCTAATTCTTCAATAAGCATTAATAAAGAAAGTTGCCCAGTTAATGTTACAGCGATCATTAAGTCAGGTGAATATAAAGCTGAGTATTTGCTTCCTAATTTGCCAAATGATCCATTAATAACGATCTTTAGTGATTCGTTTACTATCTTGTTACCTTCTTTTTTAGCCTTAAGCCTTTCTTCTACAATTTCTCTATATACATCTAAAAAAGGTGTTCCTAAATGTCTTGGATAAAGTTTTTGATTTAAAATAATAGATGGATAATAAGACGCAACGTCTTTATCTATTAAAAATTGATGTTCTGTTGGTATTACAGCTTGTTTCTTTTCTGTTGAGTGAATACCTCCTATTCCTAATTGATAAATAGAATTTCCTAATTCTATTTTGGCATTTTTTAAAACTAAAGGTAATTTAATTGATCCTTTACCATCTAATTCAAAATCATGTGTTTTAATTATTTCTAATATATCTTTTAATTGTTTTGATTTAAATTTAATAAAATCAGGAACTTCGTATTTAAAAGTTTTTCCATTAGGTATTTTAGGAGTTTTACAATATATTCTTTTCTTTGTTAATTCTGATTTAATAACAACTTCTGCTATTTGTGCATCTGATTTAGAAAGTAAATCTTGTCCGTATTTATTAGACATATCTACTCTTAGTTTTATTCTATCTTCAATTTGGCGATATAAGTCAATTGTTGTATTAAGATCATTAATACAATATGACTTAGTCTCTTCCATTTCATTTTTTGATAATATAGAATTAGGTTCAATCGGAAGATCTTGTAATTTATCAGAGTGCATTCTGCCTCCATATAATTTTAAGCTTACTCTAACTCCAGGTGAAGGTTCTTGAATATCAAAATGTTTTATTGAATTAGGCCAGGATAAACTGAAGTTTTGCAATGTTTTCCATCCAGGAGAGTTGTTTTCAATAATGTAATTAGATAGCTTACATATTTCTTTTGCTGTTTTTTCTTGTAAAGCAAAAAGAATAATTGGCATATCATAATTTCTACTATTAAAACCAAATGTCGTTCTAACAGTCATTATTTGTTGAAGTTTTTTTAATGAGTTTTCATCTAATGAAGAGCTTTCACCTTTTATCTCAACGGTAAAAGTTTTTTGATTATCTATATTCTTAAATGCGAATAATGTATAATTTGGATAGACTTCACAGTCCAATACAACTAAATCTTTCATGTTACGTTCCTTGAATTAATAATTTATTTGCGCTTAAAAGTGACATTATGAAGCGCCAAGGAACGTTGAAACATCAACATAATGCCACATTTAAACGCAAAAAGTGCTAGTCTTTCCTAGCAGTCAGATAGTTAATTACTCTATCAATCGCCTTTCGGCTATTTGGCTCGGTCGTAGGGAAAAGCCCGATCTCCGTCCAAAATTCTTTTATAATTCGTCTAAATCTTCAAAATCATCTGTAACATCAACAGGACCCATTCCAAATGGTTCACCGTCTTTTACAAATTGAACTCCGTAAAGATTTGCGTTAATTCTTTTTCCGTAAGCATTGTTTTGGACCCAGAAATCAATAACTGCATTTACATAACAACCGGCATATAATTTTTCATCATCTGCAGTTAATGGAGTTTTGTCTCTGTCAATAACAGTTGGTCTTTTAGAATTAGAAGCTTTTAAACTCCAATTTCCTTCGAAATTATCTAATTGAGATTCATCACCATCTTTAATACAGTATTTATCTGATGGGACTTTAACTTTAGCTTCAGCAATTAATTTTGCTATTTGCTCGTCAATTTGTTTTTTCAAAGCTTCATCTTTTTTATCAATTAAAAGTGTTGCTTCATATTTACCTTCTTTACCGTCAAAAACAGATTTTTGAAATAAAGATGGAAAAGATAGTCTTGCATTTTTTATTACAATTTTAGTCATTTTATTTATAAATTAAATTAATAAAGGTTATATTGGCTAAACTCTTCAGACCAAGCTCGCCACTGCTTGATGACACAATTAAGTGTTTCGTTATTTATATTATATATGCTAAATTTTAAAAGTAAAATAAAATTTAGCATATATTAATAATCAAGAAGTGATTTTTCTCCCTCCTGCCTTCTCCTCGAATATATCATCAAGATCTAATCTAAAGCTTTTCATGTTTTTATGTAGTGGCATTTTATAGCCGTCAATTCCGTTCTTTCTTTCGTAAAACTTAAATTTAGCTCTATCAATCAAGCTTTGTTGCTCTTCGTTTATTTCAAAGTTTCTTCTTGCGTTGTAAAAGCTTATATATTGCGATATTCTAGTCATTTTTTAATATCTCTTTCCAGTTTTTTATGTTTTTATACTCTTTTCTAAACTCTTTTAAGTCTATGTTGTCCATAACAATATTTCCTTTTAGGTTCTTGACTGAATAAACTCTTTCATATGTTTTTCTAGTGTCGTTCCACTCTTCTAGCTTCTTTACTACATATCCTGACTCTTCATCGTCGATTTTTAATGTGAGATCTCTACTTAATATTACTTTCATAATTATTTTAATTTAAATTTTATCAAAATGGTCTATTGTTTTAGTAACTTCTTTTCTCTTGTCAGAAGCAAGCACTAATTGGAGTTTTCCTTCAGGCTTATAAGTAAGTTCTTCAACTTCATCTTTTTTAAGTTTCTTTCCTGCAGCAGTAATTCCAATTAATTTTTTCTCATAAGCATCTTCTCCTAACTTATTTTTTAATATTTCTTCTGCATTATCAACCCATTTTCTATTTGAACGGCCTTCAACAAGTTTATATCCTTCAAATTTTTCACCATCTAAGAGTTTATCGTAGACATGTTGTTCAACTGATTTTAAGAAGTCTTCAATAAGTTTTTTGTTGTCAAGAATAAGTTTTAGTTGTTCGTCATTAAGTTCATTAAACATAATATCTTTATTTAAATCTTCAAAACTTGATAAAATAGTATCTTCAGTATGCTTTTTAAGAGCAGGACAAGTAGCTTTAGCATTACACCATTTACATTGTTTTTCTCCTGGAATTCTTGGAGCATTAGGACTTAAAGCTTCATTTGCTTTCTTTGAGGCATATTCCCCGAATTTAAATAAATCATCTAAGGTTATTTCCCATGATGAATAGTTAAATATTCTAGGTTGAACTATATGAATTTTAAATGATTTAATAACATCTAAACATTTAAGTTCATTATAAAATCCAAGTGCATAAAGTTGGGCTTGTGTATTTTCTACAGCATCAACAGGAACACCTTGCCCATATTTTAAGTCAAATATGTGGCAAATTCCTGTATCATAATCAAGAATAGCCGCATCCATAGTCCCAAATCCATCTGGAACAATGTTAGAAAAGTCAACTCTATCTTCAGTATATAATTGGCTATTTTTTGTTTCATGAGCTAAGACATAGTCAATATATTCTTGAACAAACTTGGCCATTTCTTCTGTTACAACAGTAGATATTACTTTTTTATCTGATTCACATTTTATAGTTTCACCAATTCTATCTAATGGTGATTTATAGTCATTATTTAATGCACAAGAATTTATGTAATTTTTCAAACATATATCTGCTAACTCATGAGCTAAAGTTCCTTCTTCAGCATATACTGATTGTTTATTAGGAATTTTTGATTCAGCCTCAACTGATCCAGCACAATTTAACCATTTACTAGATCCTGAAGCTGATAATTTTGCGTGCTTTTTATCTTTACTGATAGAAGATAATCCGCCTGGATAATAGTTTTCGTTGTCTTTTAAATTTATCATTTTATTGTATATAATAATTAGTAGTATTAGGATTTTTTACTGAATCTATTATTTGTCTAAAAACTATTTCATAATTATTTGAATCAGGAAATTCGTAACTGTTCATTGATATTACAAACAATATACTAGTAAATAGTTTCATAATTATTTTGATTCAGGTTGTAATTCACTAATTTTGTTATAGCATTCTTCAATATTAGATTCATCTAAATCGGCAATTGAAGCGTCTGGGCCTGCTAAACTAGTAATTATTGATTTTATTTTAGATCTGTCTACGCCTGCAGCCATTTTTTCTTTTCCTAATTGTTTAACCATATCATTGGTTACTTTAGAATCTTCTTTTGATTTATTTATATTATATTGTAATTTTGCATTAGGAATTTCAACTTCTTTTTTTCTTTCTTCGATTATTTTAGCTATTTCTTTTCCTTCTTCCTCAGCGTCTTTAATTTCTTTTTCTAATTTAGTTTCAACCTTAACTGGGGTTGGTTCAGAAACTCTTATTTGGACTTTTTCCTTATTAGATTCTATTATAGCATTAGTTAAACCTTCTATTGATTCTCTAAGCTTTTTAATTTCATTTTCTATTGACATTTTATTATAAATTTTAAGTTAATAAACATTTTAACGATAGTCTTTCCTATCAGTCATTTACTATTATTTCTTGGACCTAAGCTCTAAATAAATTCTGTGTAACTTGTCCAGAATATTGTAAATTCAAACATTCTTTTCATCAATAAGTTTTTCAACTTCCGTTAATACTGAATACCAAAAGTCGCTTTCCTTAGAATGTTGGTTATTAAAACTAGCGATTCTACGGTTAACAATATCAATTGCTTTTTCTCCGTGTTCTTCAAATAACTTTTTAGCTTCTAATTCTACAGGTATTACTTTATCAACTATATAATTGTTGAAACCTTTATCATCATTAGTATATTCTTTATTCATAGTTTTAGCGTTAATAAATTATTGATTCTAATTTACGAACTTTGTCCATTTCTAATTCATATAAACTAGTTTGAACTTCAGCAAAAAACTGATTATTAGAATGTCTTATTTTAGTGCTGATTTTTTCAGCATTTTCAGTAAAAGTTTTAATCATATCTAACATTTGATCAGTTGTAAATTTAGATTTAATTTCTTTTATAGTCATTAAGTTTATAGATTTTTTAATTTTCATAGTTTTTATCATTTTAAGTTTATATTTATCTAATTGATTTGTTCAATTGATATATCTATTATATAAGGCTAAATTTTAAATGTAAACAAAAAATTTACATATTTTAAAATTTATTTTAGATATTGTTAAAAATGAACAATATTACCTAATTGTCCTCGTTCAATATTATCATATACCCTCATAATTAAAGTGTCTTGATCTTTAGAATCATATTCTTTAAAAAATTCATCAACTTTGTCAAAAACATAGCTCAATAATTCAAAACCTTATATTTTATCAAATGTAATTTTTTCTTCAATAACTTCAGTGCAACGTTTTATTCTTTTAAATATACATTCTTTTGGTAATTGACAAGAGCAACGTAAATTATCTAATTTAGTTTCAGATAACGGAGGATTATTAAAATTTTTCATAGTTAGGTTATTAAATTGTCTTGTTGATTAGTTTTAATAAAAAATTTCCAATCTTCAAAGAAATAAGGAATTTCTCTATTAGTCCATTTAGGAGGCTTAATATCGTTAAGCCATTTTTTAATTAATTGGCGTTTATAAGCATAAGGAGTTTTATATTGCTTATATTCAGTGCAATTAAAATCAAAATTCACATAAATTGAATTATACTTAACTTTTAAATATAAATTACGAGAAAATTTATCTCTATTAATTTTGTTTAAAAATATATCGTTAAGCTTAGTATAAGATAAGTGAGGTTTTTTATTAGGAAAACGATGTGATCTTTCTTTATTTAACAATTCCCAATAAGCATGAAGATAAAAGAAATTATTTAAACATCTTCTTGCCCATATAGAACAAGGGTGATTAACATGAGTATCTTTATATAATACTTCAGGATTATCATTATAAAATAATCTATAAGCCGTGCATAACATCTGAGCTGTTTCAAGTATCATTTTATTTAGACGTAAATCATCTAAATGTTGAGACGATATAAAAGGATCGTAATCTGTAATAAATATATTCATAGTTTTATCATTATATAGTTTTAGCGATTAATTCTTCTCTTTCGTCTTTAAGGAGATTTTGTTTAGCCTCTAAATCTTCGATTCTGATTTGATTCTTTTTGAATCCTTCATCATATAATTTAATAAGTTTTTCATCAATGTTTTTAATTTCTTGTCTTACTAAAGCAATTTTTTCATTTATATTTTTCATAATTTTATTATTTTAAGTTTATATTATCTAATTGATTCGCTCAATTGATAAATCAATTATAACGCCCTACTTTTTAAATGTAAACAATTATTTTACGTATTTTAAAATTTATTTTAGTTATTGAAAATTTGTGTTTACATTTAAAAAACTCTATTTTATAATTACTAAGTTGAGAGAATCAATTAGATAACACCTTAATTTTAAATATAAAATAAAAATGTCAAACAAAGAATTATTATCTTTAGAAGATATTCAGCGACTATTAAAAGACAAAAGGCTATATGTTGTGTCAAATGCAACTGGACTTAGCTTTCCTACTCTTAAGAAAATGGCTGATGGAAAAAAAGAAAACTTTACATATAAGACTATTAAAGCTATTTCTGACTATCTTAAAAAATAATTAATCAATATCAAGGAACGATGGTAAAAAACACAATTATAGATCAATATTTGTCTTCAGGTAAAAATTTAATGCCTTTAGATGGTAAAATACCTAGAACAGGTTGGAGAAATACAATTTATCCTAGAGACAAATTATTTAGTCATAATGACAATATTGGATGGCAAATATCTAATAAGGACCTTGTTATTGATATCGACCCTAGAAATGGTGGCGTAGAAAGTTTTAAGAAGTTAGAAAAACAGTTAAAAATAAAGTTAGATTATACAGTTAAAACTCCAAGAGGAGGGCATCATATTTATCTTAAAATTCCTGAAAACTATATCGGACTATCTTTTAAAAAGACGTTAAAAGAGTTTCCAGGTGTTGACTTCTTAACCGAAGGATCATATTGCCTAATTTGTGATTGTAAGACAAAAGACGGAAAATACATTTGGGTTGATGATTTATTCGGAGGTTTTGTTCAGTCAGATGCTCCTGAAGAGGTTTTAAAGCTAATAAGTTTTGAAAGTAATGTTACTATAACAGGAGAAGATTTAGGAGATTTTAATGGAATTGTTGGTGGAACATCATCAATGTGGCCTGAAGATAAAGTATTGATGATGCTTGATAAACTTGATCCATCTATGAAAAATGATGAATGGGTTAAGGTTGGAATGGCTTTACATGATTGGGATCCTATTAAAGGAAAAGAGTTATGGGAAGAATGGAGTCAATCAGGAGATAACTATGAAGAAGGTCAAACTGAAAAGAGATGGAAAAGTTTTAA